GCCCAGCGCCGCCCCGCCCGAGGCACCAACCGGTGACGCTGTCGCGCCCACGAGTGCCGTGGTGGCCGTGTCCACCAGTGCGACGAAGGCCTTGTGGGCCAGCAGGCGCGCCAGGTCCTTCAGCATGCCGTCCACCATCGACCTGAACGAGAACTGCCCGGTGGTGGCGAAGCCGACGAAAGCGTCCTCCATGTGCTGCGCCGCGCTGGAAACGGCGTCCTGGGCGAGCGCGAAGCCCTCGGAGAACTGCGCCTGGAGCTTCGCCACCTCCTTCCGGTACGCCTCCGCGCTGATGCGCTCGTTCTTCAGCAGCTTGTCGAGGGCCTCCAGCCGCCTCTGCGCATCAGCCAGTGGGTTGAGCTGCCGCTCGAGCTGCTCCAGCTCCTTCGCGAGCTGGGCCTCGGCGCGCCCCTCCGGCGTCCAGAGGGCTCGGGCCTTGGACATCAGCTCGACGTACTGCTCAAGCGGGAGCCGGTGGGCCTCCACCTCGTCACGAAGGGCCTGCTGTGCCTCGATGAACTTCGAGCTGGCCGGGTCTCCGAGTTCCCGGTTCAGCTCCTGGAGCACCTGGACGCGCTTCTCCTCGGCCTTGGCGAGTTCCTTCGCGGCCTCTGCCTCACGAAGCTTCGCGATGGCCACGTCTGCCTGCTTCCGCTGCGCCGCAGTGAGCGCCTTGTACTCGTCGGTGAGGTTGAGAGCCTCCACCTTCGCCTTTCCAGCCGCGCGCGCCTCTTCCTCGATGCGCTGTACCCAGGACGCGGCCTTCTTCGCGAGTTCATCGCGCGCCTGGGCCTGCTTCTTCGTGGCCTCCGCGTCCTGGAGCTTCGCGATGGCGACGTCGGCCAGCTTCTTCTTCTCGGCGTCGAGCGCCATGTACTCGTCCGTCTGGTTGAGTCCGCCGGCCTTCGTCTTCCCGATGGTCCGGACGTCCTCCTCCAGCTTCACGAGCCATTCGGTGGCCTTCTTGCGGGACTCCGCGAGAGCCTTGGCGTCGGCCGCCGAGATCTTCTGGCCCGCGCCAGCGCGAGCCTGGGCGTCGGTCATCTGCTTGGTGGCCTCCGCTTCTGCCTTCTCCGCCTCCTCCAGCGCCATCATCGCCTTCTTCAATTCGGCGAGGCGCTGCGTCTGGACGCCAAGTTCCTTCTCCAACGGAAGGAGCTTGAACTCGACGTCATGCTGGAAGAGGTCGTTCTTGAAGTTGCGGACCTCCACGAAGGGCTTTCCGCCCAGCCCATTCTCGGCCAGTTCCTTCCGATTGAGCCCCATGACATCGCCTGTGGCCTTTTTGACCGCCGCCGTCAGCCGTTCAACCTCCCCCAGCGTCGCGGTGATTTCTTCGCCACCGATCTTCCGCATGACCCCAGCAAGTTCCTTGATGGTGTCGACATCGCTGGTGAGCAGGTTCTGGTATTGACCGCCTAGGGCGAACACCTCGTCTCTCGCAATCTTGAACAACTCCAACGCCTTGGTCTGGTCGTCGATGGCCCTCGTAGTGCTGGTGAGGTTCGTGATGATCTGCACGCCCTTCCCCACCGACGCCGCCGACTCCTGTGCCTGCTGCTTCGCCTTCTCCCGAGCCTCGTCAGCAGCCCGGGTGAACTCGGAGTACGCCGTCACGGCCGCGCCCAGGGCGATGACGAGGACTCCGATGGGCCCGCCCATGGCCGCTAGCGCAGCGGAGCCAGCCCGGGTGGCGAGCGTCGCCCCCTCGACGGCCATCGCCTCCCTGACCTTGGCCTGAGCCAGCGCGTTGGACGCCAGAGCCGCCTTCGTGTGCGCGACGGTGTAGGGCCCTTCAACGGCAGCAGCGGCCTGGAGCATTGCCTGCCGCTTCTCGAGCTGGGCTAGCGCGCCCTTCAGCGCCTCGGCGCGGCTCTCCCCCTGCAGGCGCTTGTAGTTGGACTCGGTGAGCGCAGCCTCCGCGATGGCCTCCTTCGCCTTCTTCGCGGCTGCGGCCTTGTCGTACAGCGCCTTGGCCCACTCCTGCCCCCAGGCGACAGCGCGCGCGGCGCCGAGCACTGCCAACGCCTGGGCGAGGTAGCGAGCGCCGGTGGTCACCTCGTCGAAGTTGCGCAGCAGCCCGTCCATCACAGGAGAGACGGTATTGAGCAGGTCCTCGCCCACCTCGACGCGCAGTGCAGCAAACCTGGCGCGGAGCTGGTCCACCTTCATCTGCGGCGTCTCCGCCATCTTCTTGAAGGCCGCTTCCGTCTTCCCGGCGGAGTCCTCCATGTGCTGCAGGGAGGCCGCGAAATCCGCTGCGGCCGACCCGGACAGCGTCATCGCCGGCAAGAGGGCTTCAACGCCTCCGACGAGCATGGCGAGCAACTCCGTGCTGCCGCCCGTCTTCTCCTTCATGTCCGCCATGAAGCCCGCGAAGCCCTTCGCCTTCAGGGCTGCCGTGTCGTACTGAAGACCCAGCACCTCGGCGAGCATGGCGGCCTCGCTGGAGGGCTTCGCCACCGAGGCGAGGATGCTCCGCACCCCCTCCATCGCCGTCTCGGTCTTGATGCCAGCCTTGGTGAGCGCCGCGTTGGCCGCCAGGAGTTCCTGGAGCGACACGCCCGTCTGGGAGGCAATCGGGGCCACTTTGCCGATATGCCGGGCGATGGCATCGATGCTCGTCTTGCCGTCCGCAGCCGAGACGAACATGGCATCCGCAGCTTCGGTGGCGCTCCGGAGCTGCGTTCCGTAGCTCGCCATGATGGACGTGAGACCGTCCGCCGCGACGCTGACCTCCGTCACGCCGCCGATGGCCAGCTTGTTCGCGATGGCCAGCAGCTCCGTGGCCTTCGCGGCGTCGGCAGCACCCGCCGACATGATTTCGTAAAGCGCCTTGGCCTGGTCCGTCGGCCCGCGTCCGAACTCAGCGCCCAGGCGCTTCGCACTGTCGGCGAGCTGCCCCATCATCCCGAGCTGGCTTCCATCGAGAAGCGTGCTCACCTGCGCCATGGCCGTAGAGAACTCCATTGCTTCCGTGGAGACACTGCGGAGGGTCGCCCCCACCGCGACCATGCCCACGACCTTCCCGGCGAGCCCGCCCAGCCCCTGAGAGAGCCGAGTAAGGGGAGACTCCGCGGTCTCCGCCGCCTTCGTCACCTCCTGGATGGACTTCGCGGCGCGCATGCCCTCGCTCATCCGCGCCATCTCGGACGAGGCCTTGTTCATCTCCGTCATGAACCGCTGAATGATGGCGGTGTCGCCCAGTGCGGAGTTGAGGCGCCCCGTCGCACTCTCCAGCGCGGCCACCTTCGCGTGGAACGCATCCACCGACTTCGTGTCCGCCAGTGCCTGCTGGAAGCGCTTCGATGCTTCAATCGCCTGCTCCATGTCATTCACGTATGCGCGCAGGCGCTCCATCTGTTGCATTCGCGCACGCATTTCCTCGAACGCCTTGGCGCTGGCCTGGATCTCCTTCACGAGCCGCACCATCTCGCTCTGGAACTCGGTGGTGGCGGACTCTGTCTTGCCGGCCGCCTTCTCCGTCTTCTCAGCCGCCTTCGTGAAGTCGTTGAGCGCGACGGCGCCGGCGGCAGCGCCGGAGCTGTCGATCTGGAGCGACAACGTCGCGAGGTCGAAGTCTTCAGACATGGGGAGCCGCCACCCTCACGGCGTTGGACTGCGCAGGGGCCCGAAGAGACTGAACACACGAACAGTGGACCAGGGCAGCGCCGCTGTGGTGGCCTCCGGGCCCATGCGAATCCGCCGTGCGCTTCTCGCTGCTCTGCTCCTGATGACCTCCGCTTGTGACCGCCGTTCTGACGAGGAGAAGCGGCTGGAGGCGGAGCGCGTTCGGAGAGTCAACGAGGGGAACAGAAATCACCCTGAGCGACTCAGAGGCGTCGCCACGGGAGAGCACAACACTACGTTCCTGATCGTCGACACCTTCCCCGGCAAGAACGAACAGGAAATCCGCGAAGCGATGAGGATGGCGATCACGTACAACTTCGAGGGGGGCCGGGAGGGATTTGAGCGCGAAGGCTGGCTTGCCATCGGCTACCGCGATGCCAAGACGGGCATCGAGGAGACACGACTGACCTCGGCGTTCCGCGGGCCCGAGTACTTCGGGGAGAGAGACGCCCTGGAGCACGCGAAGGCGACGGAGGCCGAGCGCGTGCGCCGCGCAGAGGGCCGAGGCGCTGTGGCGACTGGCGAGAACCGGAGCACCCTGCTCATTCTCCGCGCGTTCCCCGGGGGCGACGAGCAGGCCGTCCGCACGGCCATGGAGGACGAGATGGCGAGGACGCTCCAGGGCGCCGGGAAGGAGTTTGCGAGCGAAGGTTGGCTGCGCGTCGGGTTCCGCGACCAGAAGACGGGCATCGAAGTGACGAAGCCCGTCGGCGAGCTCGAGCGGGCTCGCACCACCGACGAGGTGCTCGGGAGACTGCCCGCCGAGAAGGGCGAGCAGCAGGCAGCCCAGCAGTAGTCGCAACGTCGCCACGCGCACCTCCTCACTTCCGTTGAATCTCGTCGCGGAAGACGTCGTCGAGCTGGCGCAGCAACCCCACCTCCGCGGGGGTGGGCCGGTGGCCGGTGAGGCGCGCCCAGGCGTCGATGTCCTGGTAGCTGATGGGGGCCAGGGAGAAGGCTCCCGCGCTCCGGGCCCCGGCGAGCTGGCAGAACCACTCCCAAACATGGGCCAGGGGCGCCGGCAGCTCATGCGGGCACACCAACGCCTTGGGTATCTCCCCTGTCGCGCGCGCCACTTGCTCCAGGTGGGCACGGAGGGAGGTGCCGCCCTCCTCCCGGCTCAGTCCGACGTGGTGTCGGGCGTAGCCGAGGAGTTGGTCGGCGAGGACTCGAAAAAACGGGTGCGCTCCCCGAAGGCGGCTTCCACCTGGCGCCGCAGCCATGGGTACGAGACGTACAGGCGCCGGGCAGAGTCGGGGGAGTAGTCGACGGAGCGGCCCTTCTCGGACACCCCTCTCCAGCCCACCGTCCGGGCCGCCAGCAGGTCGAGGGCGTCGTCCTCGATCTCCTTCGCACCAGTGGCAGGGCTCCGGTGCCCCAGGTTGAGGCGGGTGATGGTGCGCTCGCGCAGCGCGCGTTCGGCGTCGCGGGTGACGGCCCCGTCGGGGCTCGCCACGAGGATGACGATGCCGGTGGCCACACCGGTGAGCGGGTGGTGGATGGACACCTCCGAGGTGTCGCGGTGCGTGACGGTGGACAGGTCGAACATGTGCGGACTCCTGAACTGCGAGGGATGAGCGCGCACGTGCAGGCCGCGCCGAGGGATGGCTACGGGTTGCTGCGCTGGTAGATGAAGCAGGTGCCGGAGACGGGGTCCCGCAGCGCCGTGAAGGGCATCGTGAGGATGACGGGCCCGTTCTTGGGGTTGTCCAGGTCGGCGCCCGTGTACTTGATGCGCGGCATGTACAAGCGGTGGAAGTCGGTGCCGTTGATGTCCTTCAGCACCACCTCGAGCGAGGACTCCTCCTCGTCGACGAAGCGCCGCACCATCGTCCCGTCCTTGAAGTAGAGCGTCATCGAGCCGCTCGCGGTGATTCCGCCCTCGTGGACCTCCGAAGGCGACACCTCGCCGATGGTGCCCTGCGTCGTGCGGCCGTTGGCGAAGTCGATGTCGACGCCCGTCACGCTGGCGAGCACCTGTCCAGACTCGCGAAGGGCACCCGTGAAGGAGTCGAAGGGAGCCCCCGTTCCGGCTGGAGTGAGGGACGTGGCATGGGAGGCGGTGGCCACCACCATGTCCTTGCCGAGCAACGTCACACTCCCGGTGACGATGTCGCTCGGCTTCACGCTGAGCTTGAGCGACTCCGCCGCGCAGCCCCGGTACAGCAGGTACTGGTTGATGTCCGTGAAGGCGCGCTCGACGCTGAACGTCTTCAGCACCGTGCCTGCCTTGAGGCGCCGGCCTACCAGGGCCACGGAGCGTCCGGCGGCCGCGACGTCGTCCACCAGCGTCTTGTCCACGGTGAGCGCCAGCGCGGTGACGGCCGTCACCTTCGCCCGGCCATTGTTCCCCGCGGTGGCGAAGCCCAGGGCCTGCACCTCGTCACCCGGCAGGAAGCCATCGGCGAGGAAGCTGCCCGTGGCGCGGACGAAGGTGTCGTCGTCCGCGTCCGCCGCCAGCGACACCGTGCCGGTCGTCACCGACTCCCACGTGCCGGACAGGACGCCGGCGAGCAGTTCGTCAAAGGTGCCCCGGGAGAGCTCGAAGCTGATGTCGCCGCCCACGCTGCGCATGCCGTGGCGGACGTCCGCCGGCTGCCTGTCGGCCCGAATCTCGTTCGACTCGAGCGTCTCCTTCTTGAAGTTGAGCGACGTGCCCGTGAAGCGCAGCTCCTGGAAGGTGGTGCTACTGGGGACGCCGTAGTCCGTTTCCGCCACCAGGCGGATGCCGGTTCGCTGCCCTGAGGCCGAAGAAGCCATTGCGTGTACCTCCTGCCGCGCGAGGCGGCTCAATCCACCGTATGCACCCACCAGAGGACGGAGACCGGCGTGTGCCACCAGCCCTCGTCCCGCATGCCCGGCCCGCGCGAGACGGACTCAACGCGGACGGCGGTGTCGCCGCGTGACAGCGAAGTGCCCCGCTTGAAGCCGTCACACAGCGCCTGGGCGGCCTGCAGCGACGCGCCCGCGCCATTGCCCAACGGGAAGAAGAGCGACACCTGGAGGATGCCCGGGTGGAGGGTGAGGCCATTCACCCCCGCGCTCGCGGCGGACGTCTTCGCCGGCAGGTGGTCCATCCGGGCCCATGGCGTGCCCTGCGTCGGCGTGAAGGCGACGTTGGGGAAGGCGAGGTTGGACTCGCCCAGCACCGGCCGCAGCACCTGAAGGACATGCGCCTCCAGAGCCGCGTTGGTGTCCAGGAGGACGGTGCTCACGTGCCGCCGCCC